CTACCTAGTCCTATAACTAAACTATCCGATGAATCATCCAACCCAACATGATAGTCCTGTGCGTTACCGTCAAAAAGAATTAATGCATCCTCTGCGGTTGCATTTCCTATTGTCAGTTTTGGCGTTGAACCATCTATCTGTATTGTTCCCATTATACTATTACCACGTTACCTGTTATTGTTACTGTTGACGTAAACGTTACTGGGCCTGCCAACACGGCAGACTCAATTGTTTGATTCGCATCCATACTTGCCGCATGATGCTGAATAGCTTCATTAGGTGCTGTACACCCAATGTACTGTATTCCGTTAATTATTGCCACTTCACTCATAAATCCTCCTATTCGCTTATCGTGTCAATGTAGCTTACCCAAAGGTCGATTGCATTATCCGTATCGCAGTCGTGCGTTAAAACATCACCACTAACCAACACTACTTTTGCTCCCCCTTGAATCAATTCAATTGAACCGCCCGGAGGAATTGGGGTATTTTTGGCAAGGTAATAATTTGCACTAGACCTTACAACATAAATATCCACTTTTACTGTTGTTGTGAGAATGTTGCACACACGAATACCGATAACAGCGTCATAGTTACCCGCAGTTAAAATACCTGCTGCTGATGTTCCCTGTGACCTTGCTACGACATTCCTAAAATCCTGTGCCATTTATCCTCCTATACTAAAGGGCAACGGCCATTGCTAAAGCGAAGCCTGCTGAAGCTCCTCCTGCCGTGACTGCCGTTCCACCTATTGTTATTGCATCTGCTTCCAGTGTACCATCAAAGTAAGCGTTCTTGAACTGATAGGATGCACTACCTAAATCTACATCATCATCCGTTATTGGTAGGATTGCCCCATCAGTAACTTTAATTTGATTTGTCGTTCCACCTGCCGCAAGATTCAAGACTCCACTTGAAGCGATTGTTAAATCTGTTCCATCTCCTTCAATCTTTTCACCGTCATCACCGAAAGTCATTCCAACATTGGCAGGAACATTAATATCTGTTGTTGCTGTTAAATTAATATCGTTGCCAGATGCAAAAGTAAAATCTGTACCATCTGAAGAAATATGTTCTCCACCTTCATCATAGAAATATACTTTTCTATTATCAGCAATTCTCATTACTTCATTGCCATCGTATTGTTGGAAAACTAAATCATCTGAATCAACGCCTAATTTTATAACTTGTGCACCTGCCGTGCCATCCATATCTATTGTAAATTGAAGTGTACCTGCATCCTTAAATTCTACGTTACCACCTGCCGCATCAATAACGATGTCATTGGAAGAATCCAATGTAATGTCCGTTCCGTCATTGGTAATGGTATCAAGGGCAATATCCCCAACATTTGTAATGGCAGAATCACTGAAATCCAAAGTTCCGGTAACATCAAAATTTCCACCTACGCTTAAATTTCCAGTTATGGTTGCATTGTCCGCTATTGTCGTTTCGGAAGTTGTGTGTCCTATTGTAACTGCAATACCCGAAGTTTCTGTTGCAATTTTTAATGCACCTGTAGCATTCGTAATATAAGAATTTGACCCATCGTGATATAGCTGCATATCTGGAGCAGCACCTAATTTTAAAATATCGCTGTCACCTAAAGCAACGTGGGTAGAAAAAGTTGCTACGCCTGTTACGCCTAAAGTTCCTCCAACTGATGTATTGCCTGTTGTTGTAAGATTATCTGCAATTGTTGTCTCTGAAGTAGTATGACCGATTGTTACGGCTATACCACTTGTTTCCGTTGCTACCTTTAAAGCACCAACAGCATTGGTAATATAGGAATTAGACCCATCATGATATAAGGTTAAATCTTGACTGTCACCAATCTTTAATGGAGTTGAATCCGTTAACAGTAATGAATCTGCTGACTCGTCCCATAAAAGATAACTTCCAGAGGTAGCACCAAACATTTTAACGTCATATCCTGTATCATCCACGCCAATAGTAACATTGCCACTTATATTGGGAGTTGCAAACATACTGAGAATTTCATCACTGCCATCGACATAGATAATATTCTTCATTCCAGTTGGTATAGTTACAGTTGCCGCACCACTTCCAGAGGTACAAATAACAGAGCTATCCGAACCGTTAATGATAAAGTAGTTTACTTGTGCATCTGGGAATGTAACAGTTCTTGTTGTTCCCGGAGAACCAGTGAACTTGATTACTGCGTGTCTTCCATTGTTGTCTGCCGTTCCATCAGCAAAAGCTAATGTTACATTGCCAGAGGCAACACTTACTTCGACATATCCACCAATGGCATCATCGAGAAGGTCTATAAGGTTTTCGTTGAGTACGTCACCCCATGTACCTGTATTCTCTCCATCAGTTTGTTTGACAAAACCTAATTGTGTATAATTTGACATTTATTTTTCCTTAATTTGCTGTTCCTGTTGTCCAAGTTTCCGTTCCATCTGCTGTTGTATCAAGCAAAGACCACAGCTTAACTGTTCCTATTGCTGTTGTTCCCGCTTCCCCAGAGGCTACAAACAACGCTGTTCCCGTTACGTTCTGTGATAAATCCGCAACACTGAGTTTAATATCGTTAAAGCCAACTTGGTCTATTGTTGCTCCACCAGAGGCTTGTTCACTTCCAAGGGCAAGAGTAGCCGCAATGCCAGTTTCTGAAAATATAGCACCGTCATCCCAACCATTGTCTCCATACGCACCTGCGTTGTATCCTCCAGTGCCAGAAGCCATTAACTAATCCTAATTAACGCTGTATTGTATGCCGCTGATGGTAACTGAACTTGAAATGTACCATTTGATGATGAGTAATCGCTCCCAAAATCCAAAACAGCAATGGATGCGTTTGACTTGGTATTGTTATAGATTAAAGCACCACGAGCGGTAATTGTTGCTGAAGACCACGATGGGTCAGCAGCATCAAAGTATGCCACTTGGTTAGTAGAATCATAAGCTACAGCTTGACTAGAGAGAGCTACTCCCCCTGCCGTGTATCCTGTTCCGCTTACCTCATTGGTTGCTGAATAAGCTGATGAGGTTGCACCCAAAGATGCACTCGATGTGTATAATGCTATCTTTAATGTGTTTCCGCTGCTACCTAAATTTTGTGCTCCGTCTAAACAATCCTGTAAAAACGCATCTGTTAATGTTTGTGAAATTGCCATTTATGTCTCTCCTATGTATTCATTGGTTTTAATGTATTTTCTCCCATTACGTTTGAGGGAGATGTATAATCGTCTCTTCTTCTTCTTCGTGTTTGATTGTTAATCGCTTCTGTTGCCGCTTGATATCTCTGTGTATAAATTTGCAGGTCTTCTCTATTTTTTGTAAATGTACAAGCCTCCATCAAGCACGCATATAAAAGCAAGTCTTGTGCATTTTTTGTTAGCCAGTTCGTTGTATTGGAGCTAGATAATTCCGCCAATCTTCTGGCATATGTTATTTCTATTGTATATGATGAATTTGGCGTTGGGGCAACGAGCAAAGCGGTATCGCTATAGTTTGCCCAATATTTTGGATTTCCCGTTGTTGCCGCTGTAGGCCAGTAATCATAGATATACTCATCCGTTCTCTCTTCTAAGAATATTCTCTTGCTGTCCGAATTGAGCCACAGAAAATGAAATATTATTTTTGTGTCATCGGGTTTGCTTACAAATCTGTCGCTAGCGTTAAAACTGGAGTATGATGTTTCGTTAAAGGCATATGGCTCTATATCTCTAGATATGCGTTGTTCAGCCAAAGAAATAAAGTTATCCGTTTCATTAGAGAACTCTGTTCCGTCATTTTCCATCCAATCCTTTAAATCTTGTGTTAAACTGGAATATGTCATTGTTGCCATAATATCTCCTAACCTACATCATCCAATAATGCTGCTACTATACACGTTACGGTAGATGTTGAAGATATTGCGTGTACATCAGCTACAGTTGTATTTGGTAAATTTGCAAACCAAGAATGTCCTGCTGCAATTTTAATTCCATCAGTTACAGAAGTAGAAGCTGTTCCTGCATCTAAAACAATATAAACATCATTTGAAGAATCAGTATTTTTTATAAATAAAAAATTTACTTTATCTCCTGTTGCTACAGCAGTTGGTGCTGTATCATCATCTACAGCAGTGTAATCTGTAAAATATCCTGCAATTAAATCTGTGCTTGAATTTGAAACACTTGTTAATTTATAATACCACTTGTCATTAGCATCAGCAGGACTAATGGTTACACTACCAGAAATAGTTTTAGCTATTTCATCTGGTAATACTGTTGCTGTTAATGTTATTGATGCATCATCAGCCATTATTTTTTACCTTCTTTTTTAAGACGTTCTTCTCTCTCTTCGTATTTCTTCACTTCTTCCTGCTCCATATTTCTTATAAAACCTTTAACTGGATTTTTAATAATTGCCATTTTAACTGGTTTTGCTACTGCGTCTGCCATATTATCCTTTAGTAATTTTGAATGATATACCCGTTACGGGCACTATTACGTTTTTAATCTTTTTGGAAGTTGAAGTGTTTCCAGAGTTGACCTTCAAATCGGTATCCTCCGAAGTGGGAGAGACTTGAACCGAGGTCTGCCCAGATTTTTCCTCCAATTTTTTGCCATCGTCTTGAGAAGGCGTAGTCTTCTGATAAGTATCGTCCATCTTCATCCTTCATTGTGTCAAAGAATAAATATGTATTCTTTGAGTCATATTCCTTCCCGTTAATTATTTGGTCAGTAATATAATGTAAATCTTGATACTCCTCTTTCATTTTTTCAAGGCATGAACGCTGTATCAACATAAATCCCGTTGCCGCATCCAATACCTCTGCAAAACCCTTTTCTACATTTATTTTATCTTTATCCGCAAAATTTAGCACATAAGGATAACTTAAATTCTTGTAATCTTTTCCCTCTTTGATAAGGTTTGGTATTCCATCCCAGTTAATGAGTTTCATGGGATAGGGTGCACATATTACCTCTTTATTAAATTCTAAAAAACGTGGTATTAGTTTTGCATCAAATCCTATATCTGCATCTATGAACAGCAAGTGTGTTGCTTCCTTGTCATCAAGAAAATTTGCAACGAGTGTATTGCGTGCTCTTGTTATGAGAGACTCCTGCCCTAGTGTCTGTATGCGTAAAGCGATACTTTCCTGCCTGCACAAGTTTTGCAAGTCAAGAACACTATGAAAATAATCCTCACTTAACCAACTGCCGTAGCATGGTGTTCCTACAAATATGTTTACTTTAGACACTCACTGATTCACTACCTAAACTTGCAGTTAAAGTCAAGGCTGTCGCCAATGGTGTAGCATTTGCTAATGTAAAAGTGCTTGTAATTTTTACATCTGCATTTGTTACGCCTAAACTAGACATTAATGTGTTAATACTTCCATTTTCCAACTGGTCAGATGGATTAAGTTTGACTGGTGGTCTCGCATTCTTTAATGATTGACCATCAGATTTGTGTTTTCGTGGTTCTAGTTGAGGATGTTTTTCTTCAAACTCCGACCTGTGAACAAAGGAACCATTCCACTCCTTAACCATTTCATTGTATGGGAAAGCCATACCACTTCTATCAGATATAGCTTTAGCATATTTTCCTGTTGATTTCATTATACACCATAACCTAAGTCTGGAATTATTTTTAAGTCAACCTTCTCTCTGTTGTCCTGCATTGCCCTTAAAAACTCTTCCTCATATAACATTTTTAATTCTTGTCTTCGCTGAACGTCAATTTGTGGTCTTTTTAAGGAAAGGTAATATGCCAATCCGCTTATTGCACAAGGTAAAAATCTATTTGGTGCGTCAACTGTTTCCGTTGATGCTGTAATATCCTCTAGTGCCCTTCTTTCCTTGAAACGAAATGTATCCGTTGCATCGGGAGTTGGATAGAGATACACAATGGGTGTTAGTTGTTTATCTAAAAAATACTGTGATGGTCTTCCCTTGGTAGCCTTGTTTGAAATTTTTAAGTAATCATCACGAGTAATTCTTTCCAATTCATATTCGGTTGTTGTGTCATCACTATTTGTTTTGGATATTACTGCTTCTTCAATGTCAACCGTCCAAGCATTTAAGGTATAGTTTGCTGTTCCTATTGTAAGTGTCTGGGTAGATTCTGTCACACTCCATAGCTGTATGCTTCTGTTCAGCCATTCCTTAAATAATAAATTTAGTGACCTTCTACCAATAGATGATTCTTTACCTGTCTGCGGCTCACCGCCTATGCGGCTGTAAGCCTCTTCGATAATTTCATCAACGTATAAGGTAAAAGTACGAGTACCAGAGGTTGCCATATTTTATCCTAATTAATAAATCTTTTGAAATTCCGCTACAACTGTATACATATTACCAGAATCAGCAGCACCGGGTACAACAAAATTAACGTCACTTTCGTTACTGTTGCTTGTTTTATCAGCGGGTATTCCACCAAAATCTCTAAAGTCCCAATGTCCTGTTCCTGTTAATCCTATAATTGGTATATCACCATCTGAATCTTCTTCATCTAATCGAGCATAAGAGTCTCCTCCATCTCCGCCTTGACAAGAAAACCAAATTCTCATTAGTGCAAGGTGCGATACAGAAGTCCCATCATCTCTAGCATTCATCGCAGATACATCACCAAAAACGGTTGTTGCACCTGTTCCATCTGATTGATTGACTATTTTGAGTACGACTTTTTTATCAGACTCAAAAAGTGTTGTTGGGCCTGTTACTGTGTCAGCCATTTATTTCCTCCTATTAAAATTTTATCTGTTTCATTTCTTATAATCATAAAAAACAAAGCTATTTTTTCACAAATATGCATAATTAATCCTATAAAAAAAAGCTAGGGCTTTTACACCCTAGCCATTATTGTTTATTCGTATATATATCTGCTCATTGCAACATAGTGACAATGTAGTGCCTCTGCCGCACCTGCGTTTGCCTCAATTCCAATATATGGAATTAAATCAATATCATCAGTTAAAGCCGCTGATTTAGTAGTACCCTTTGTTACAGCCGTACCTCCAGTAGAACCAGAAGTGGATGTTACACTGTATTGTTCACCATTTACAAAAATAGTAATTTTTCTATCGCTATCTATTTTCATCTTTAAATGATAAAGCGTATTTGCTGCCACAGTAATTGGTAGTACACTGATGTAATCAGTATCTGCTACAGAGTAAACAAAATGCAATTGAGTAAAATCATCATATGCTTGACCAGAATTATCTGCATCAGTCAAGAAATTGAAATACGCTTGGTTAGCATCTGTTGCCACTTCTGGAACATTGGTTAATTTTAATCCTGCCCAAACATTTTGATTGTCAATAGCGGGTAGCATAATAGATGTTTCAAAATGAACTTGGTTTTCAGTACCCCATAAACAGCCTGCCCATGCCGTAGCGGCAGTGTCTAGATGTGGAGTAAGAATTGCTTGGTCTTGGTCTGCACCTGCTGTTGTTGCCACAACTCCTGCTGAAGTAGTGTTAAACGTGCATAGAGCAGTAGTCATGTTAGTTCCGAGTGCCTCCCAGTTTCTATTCAACGCACGTTGAACTTCAACTGTTGACGCTTGGTCAATGTTTGCATTAAGACCGGGTCTTTGTAAGAAATTTTCTTCTAAATAAAACCGTCTTGCATCTTTTGGGGAATCCCCAATAGTTCTATCTGATATTAAACCAGATGTGCTGTTCTTGCTAACTAGCTTAACCCCATTCTCTGAACGAATAGGGCCATTAAAAGTTGAATTAGCCATAATTAATCCTTTGTAGTTGTAATCACACCATCTCTTCTACAATCGTCTGCTAGGTCAGTTGGTATGATAATTAATCCTAGAAAATAAAAGGGGGGAATTAATCCCCCCTAGTTCGTACTCTCTACGCTCCCGGTGAGCCAAAGATAGCTCTCCAGTCAGACCATCCGAAAGAATATCTTTCAGAAGCCTTAAAACGCATATTTCCTGTTTCAAAGTCTGGTTCCATAGAAGTTTTTAAACTTCTTCTTTGGAACATTTTAAGACCAGAATTGATAAGGTCTGTTAAAATGAACCACGCATCAGTGTCAGTGAGGTAATGATTTACCGCATATCCTTGTGGAAGGATATTCATTGACCTAGCTGCGTTGATATCATTATCAGCAGTACCAACTCTCAAGTCACTTTTCAGAATTCTCTGAGCAGTGAATGCTGTGTCTTTTGGTATTACTAGCTTACGAGCGTTAACTGCAACTGGGACGTTTCTGTCATCCACGAAACCACCAATCGAAATGATTGCTGATTCCAGTGAAGATTCAGAAAAATCGGCTGCTGTTGACGGCTCATTGGCAAGATTTCCTGCTTCCAAAGTTGGGTGTGCTGTATCCATAAGTGGTTTTGCATCCCCTCCAGTGTAGCTTGAGCTAAATCCATTGTTTAGGACGTTAGCTGCTTTCACTTGCTTAGTGTAAGCCATAGAACGTGCTAAAGCAGCAGTGTACCGTTTTGATAATGTGTCATAAAGATTATCTTCCACAGCTTCCTCAGTAACTGAGAATGCTAGGGCGATAGTTTCATGCACATATCGTGCAGTCCATTGCTCTGAAGCAGTGTCATATTCAATAGAACCACCTTCTGCTTTAGTCGGTGCAGCCCCGAAGCCCGTAAGTAGAGTTTCCTCTTCAAACGCTCTGTCTGAGCTTTCTTCTGTGAATATTTCAGCGTGTTCACGTTCCCATCGTTTGTACTCCATCCCAAATAAGGCGTGGAGACCGGGTTCCAACTCTTTAACGAGTTGGCTTCTATTAATAGCCATAATTTTCTCCTATTCCTTATACGCCTGCTGTACCTTGGTCGTGTCCAATCAGTTCATGTTCCCATATCACTGCTTCCAACACGCCATTAGTACCATAGGCATTCTTTGGTTCGTTATACAATCCGAGAATTCGCATACCTGCTGTACCCGTTCCTGTAGTGCCATTAATCTCAAAGGCAGATTGACCTGTTACGGTACTACCTGTACCTGCAACGTGGTCTGCTAAATTGCCGATGTCGGCGAAGTCAGCACTGCCAGAAGATTGAATAGCCCAAACAATATTAGGGTCGTCATACACATAAGCGGTGACATCGCCATCGTTTAGTGTAGCTGTTCCGGTGGGCCAATATCTCTTGAAGACTTTTGAACCATCAGACGCAGTATAACTACAGCCTCCAAATACGCCTAGTAATCTGTTTCCTGCTGCTGCTACTTGGATGTATCCAGTAGCTGCAAGTTTCACGAAATCACCAGTAAAAACATTTGCTGCGTATTCTTTAACTATTTTATACTCGTTTGCTCTGATAGTGCCTCCAGTGAGATGTCTAACTGGCCTTGCACCGAAAGCGGCGTCAGTATTTGCCATAATTTTTCTCCTGTATAAAAGTTAAAACCCCTAACAAGAAAATTTAGTCTTACTCTGTTTTTTTACCAACAGAGGAAGAACTTTTACGCTGTTGCGTTATGGGCATGGATGGATGTTGTTCCTTCAAGACATCTGCATCAACGGCTTGTGTTTGCTGTTTAGTCCTATTTTGAAAATAGTCCCTTTTAGCGTCAGCCATTTCAATCGGTATCTTAGCGAGAACTAAATCTCCGTGTCCAATCACTCCTGCGTACTTTCCAGATTCATGCATGGGGACATCGAAATCGGGGTGTTCCTCTTTTTTAACGAATTCATATCCTTCACGTTTCCGCTTAGATATGTTTCGAGCATCATCCTCCCCACCCGCACTCACTCGTAGCCATCGGTATTTGATGCCGTCAACCTTTGGCTTGGGTGCATCTAGATATGAAGGAGGTGTATAGGTTACTTTTCGTTTCGGATGAGACCTAGATGCGGTCTCCTCAGACGGTGTTTTTATATTTTTATTGGTCATTTGTGTTCCTCACAAACTTGGCATATTCATTTTGTGGCACACCTAGTTTCTTTGCCATTGCCAATTGGCCTTGAGTCAGTTTGACTCTTCTAGATGCGGATGGTGCACGAGTTACACTCGCTACGACTTGCTTTGGTTTTGAATTTGTCTTCATAGAAGGAAACGCATCCCCTATTCGCTTGTCGAGTTCTGAGTAATAATCCTCAGAGGAAGGATTATATCCCTCCATTTTTAACTGTGCGTCTATGGCATAAGCTGCCCCTGTCCTTGGGGCGTCATCACCAAACCAAGTATTTGATTGTGCCCATTGTAGGGCTCTTGGGTCTGGTTGAACTGCCTGCTGTGGAGCTTGTGTCTGAGCAGGTTGAACACTTGGATAATTCGGTTCCGCTACGGGTTCCGTATCTTCAAACAAATGTTTTTGTTGCTCAAGTGATTTTAGTTCCACTTTTGCATCTGCTATGGATTCAGCCGCCTCTAGCATTTTGCCAGAGTCACCCGATTCGTATGCAGACGTATGTTCAGAGCGAGCTTTATCCAAAAGTTTTTTTGCCGACCCCAATTGGGAGTCGTAATAGTTCTTTTGTAGTTTAGTATAATCCTTATTTAAGGTGTTCGTTTTCTTTAACTCGGTTTCGAGTTGTTGAACACGACCGTAATACTGGTTTCTCTCTTGCTCATAGGCACTAGATTTTTTTACTAGTTCATCTATTCTTCGTTGAAGTCTTGATTTCTTTTTGGGAGCTTCTTCCTCATCCTCATCGGATTTGGCTTCAACCTCTTCTTTTTCTTTCTCCTCTTCAACTTTCGCTTCTTGAGGCTCACCCTCATCAGCGTCTGTTGTTTCCGTTGGCTCTTCGATTGCCTCAAGTTTTTCTAATGCTTCTTCTGCATTAAACTCCTTGAGCTTTTCTTCTTTGCCTTCTTCCACAACTTGCATCGGCTTCTTAGCCGAAGTATCGTGTACTATTTGCATAGGTATCTCCTAAGAATAAAAAAAGCCACCGAAATGGTGGCCTTCTACATAGCTATAAAGCTACTAATTAAATGAAATAATTAACTTATCTCAGTTACATCTGGGACTACTCCCAGAATCTCGTCATCGTTCATTATGCGGAGTTCCGCTTGACCGAACTTAAATCTGTGTCCTGCATATTTGCCAAACATGACATAATCGTCAACCTTGCACCAAGGAGAGGACATATCATCCCTGTTGTATGCATCATTGCCCAATTCAATAACTTTTCCTATTGAGGCAATTGCCCTGTGGTCTTCCACGGACTTGCTTGGTAAATATATACCCATATTTGTTTTATTTGCGACATCTAGTGTCTTGATTAATATCCTGTGACCTGTTGGCTTGGGATATTTATCATTCTTTAATTCTACTTCTTCTAATTTAAAAGTTGTGCTACTCATCGTCTTCCTCAATATGTTTTGAGGATTCTCTTATCAAATCTCTTGCAATTTGCAAACCCCTTAATTCGCCGACAACCTTTTTATAATTATTATCTTCTATCTTTCCCATTGCAAAGGCATCCTTGCGGTCGGTAATTTCGTTTTCAATTTTTGTTGAAACGTGTTTAATAAATTTTGTTATTTCCACTTATTTTTTTTTAATTACCTTTTGTAATGTTTTTGCTTGACCTGCGTGTGCCTTAGATGCTTTTTTTAATTTACTAATAACCTTTTTAACTTTTTTCTTTTTAGACTTTGTTAGCATTAAAAAATACCTTTAAAATATTTTTTTGCAATAGTTTTAGAGCTTTTCTTTGATTTATAATGTGCAGAACCACTCTTAGGAGCAAGAACTACGCCACCTTTTTTAAAACCCGGATTACCTTTTGCTTTATTGTGTTTAATTACATCTTTTTTAAAACTATCTATTGCTTCTTGCTGTGTAATACCTTCTTTTTTCATTTTACGTTTAATAAAACGCATAAAGTTAGGGTCATTTAAATCATAGTCAGCGTTAGGTAATATAAAACGTGATTTGCCGTTTTTCTTTGCTTCACCACCATTTTCAAATTTTTTAACTATTCCACCATCTTTTTTATAATATGACAATCTTTTATCAAGAAGTTTTAACGCTTCTTCCATATAAAATATTCTTTTAGTAGGGTCAGTTTCCTTATCTGCTAATTTATCTAATTGTGCAATTTTCTCAGATAAACTTGACATTAAAATACACCCTTAAATTTTGTACCTTTTATAGCCGCTCCTGTGCCTCTAGATTTTTTAGAAGAGGATGATTTCTTTTTATCAGCACTTCCGCCTCTATTCATCTTAATATAACCACCTTTTGCTTTTCTCATTGTTTCTTGTCCAACTTCATATGCAGCTTTTCCTCCTGCACCAATTCCCGCTCCCGCAAGAATTCTCTTAATCCATTTTCCAACTTTTGACGGTGCTTCCTTGAAAATATCACCAGTTTTACCTTTTAATATTTTAAGTTGACCTGTATCCAAGCCCTCAACCATTTTTTTAATTTTGTCTGCATTCTCTTGCATTTTTTCAATGTTAGCCTTTTTAGATGTTTCAATAGCTTCTTTGCCCGCCTTGTATGTTTTAAATATTCCCATAATTTACTCCTTTAGGTTATATATTTCTTTTTCTTTTTCATTTTTACAAAGCCACTC